GTATTGTGCAGTATTATTTTACGCACGACCCGGATTAATCAGTTTTCTGAGTATATACCCGTCAGAAACTCAAGTATGGATTCCCACTTGCTATTGTCGAGTCTTTGCAAACTAGACGTGTATACCCAACACGCCGAAGTTTCCACTTCCTTCGACATTGCTGATGAAGCAACGGATTTTTACATGCAAGTTTGGATGTTTTCCCGTGTTATTGTCCCAGTTTGCAAGTATCATCTTGCAGGATTCACCATTATGGACAAGTTACACGATGTTTTCCTCGAACCGTTTGTTGTTAGAGATGCGGACGACGATGATTACGTGCAGGTCTTTTCTCATGTTGAAAGTGATGATGATGAACCCCCCCCAGAAGCATATTTGCCACTTGAAGAGCGTGAGAAGATTCAGGCTGCTACGTTCCTCGGCCATGAACATTGGGCCAGTGTTACCTCAGGATCAGATTTTCTTGATGATATTGAGATGCTCGCTGATGAGACCATCAATGATGATGTGCAAGTGGATAAACTTGCAGTCGTTCCTAATGAATATCAATTGATGTGGAATGACGGTGCCATTGATGCTGTGTGGTCTAGTCAGTTTGAATGCGAAGAACCTCCGAAACCGAAATTTAAACCGCAACAAACTGATAAAGTTTGTGATCCGGTGGTTATTCAGGCGGCAATAGACGACATATTCCCGTTTCATCACGAAATGGATGACAGATATTTCCAAACGTTGGTGGAAACGCAGGATATATCCCTTGAAGTTTCGAAGTGTTGGATAGATGCCTCGAATTTCCGAGACTTCGTTAAGGGTCAAGATTCTTATGCTATTCCTGTGATACAGTCCGGTGCCACTAGCAAACGCGTTCACACGCAGCGTGAAGCTTTGCTTGCAGTGAAGAAAAGAAACATGAACATTCCGGAACTGCAATCCACTTTCGATTTGAATGCGGAAGTCGACACGTGCTTCAGGCGGTTTTTGACGCACGTTGTTGATGTTCCACGATTGAAGAGGTTACAACCGATGACAGGGACCGAGGTGGAATTCTTCAACCAATATTTATTGGGAAAGAACCCACCCCTTAAAGAGTATCAAGGTCCCTTACCACTGTGCTCATTGGATAAATACATGCACATGGTGAAGACAATTGTGAAACCGGTTGAAGACAATTCGTTGAAGTACGAACGACCTCTTTGTGCCACTATTACCTACCATAAGAAGGGTATAGTGATGCAGTCCTCACCCCTTTTTTTGAGTGCTATGTCAAGACTGTTTTATGTCTTGAAATCAAAGATTCACATTCCCAGTGGTAAGTGGCATCAACTTTTCACATTGGATGCTGAAAAATTCGACGCTGCCAGGTGGTTCAAGGAGGTCGATTTTTCAAAGTTCGACAAGTCACAAGGCGAATTACATCATAAAGTGCAGGAGAAGATTTTCGAATGTTTGAAATTGCCTCCAGGATTTGTGGAGATGTGGTTCACTGCACATGAGCGATCACATATTACCGACAGAGAAGCTGGCATAGGTTTTTCCGTTGATTTCCAACGACGTACAGGGGATGCCAATACATATCTAGGTAACACGTTGGTTACCTTGATATGTTTGGCAAGAGTTTATGACCTATGCGACCCGAACATTACGTTCATCATTGCCTCTGGAGATGATTCCTTAATTGGTAGTGTAGCTGAACTTCCTCGTGGTCCTGAGGATTTGTTCACTACTCTATTTAATTTTGAAGCAAAGTTTCCCCATAATCAACCATTCATATGTTCGAAGTTTTTAGTGAGTGTTGATCTTGCGGATGGTGGTCGTGAGGTAATCGCTGTCCCCAACCCGGCAAAGTTGTTAATTCGCATGGGAAGGAGGGACTGTCAATTCCAAGCATTGGACGATTTGTATCAGTCGTGGCTTGATGTGATCTACTATTTCCGAGATTCCCGTGTTTGTGAAAAAGTCGCAGAATTGTGCGCTTATAGACAAACTCGAAGGTCATCGATGTATTTATTGAGCGCTCTTTTGAGCTTGCCCAGTTGTTTTGCTAATATAAAAAAATTTAAATGGCTCTGTTATCATTTAACAGAGCAAGAGAGTCTGAAGATTACAAAACAATCTGGAAGTTACCCAAAGTTTGAAGATAATGGATGCTCTAAGAAAGTTGACAAGAATGTCAAATGCTCACGGAAGCAGCGTGGATGCTGGGAGTACGTCCCAAAGGTTAAAGCTGATGTTAATTACCAGCACGTTCCTGTTGATGTTTCTTCAGTCAGCAGAGGCTCGTCAGTACCCAACACTGATTGCGGTTACGGAAAGTGCTCCGGAACCGCCAGCTCGTTTGTTAATAAGAATACCAGACCTCGCTATAAATTTCGAGCTGAAGGAGTTCACCAATCCAGCGGTCGTCATTCAGACCGTTTACCGCCGAATAATCGGCGATGTGCCTAAGGGTTGGTATGGTTTAAGATCCTGGTCTACCTCCAATTATGGAGACGTGATGCTAGGATTGAAGAGGGGCGCACGGGCTAAAGTGCATTTTCTATTCCGGGTTCTGATTGGGCGGTATTCGCTCAATCTATCCGAAGTGGTTTCTGGGCTTGCACTACCCAGGTTACCAATTCCTGAAAAGTTTTCCAAGATGCCGATTTCTTTTGAGATCGATGAAGTCGCTGAAAGCGACTTGTAGTGTTTCTTTCATGAAACCTAGTGAAGGGTCCTCCGGGATGTGCTCAGCACCTAGCCTAAACTAAGTCCATATGCCCACCTTTGCTGCTCCGGATGGATGTTAATACCCGCTATGGATGCCTATTATTGAAATATAATAGATGCCTAATTCTCTCTCTCAGGGAGAGAGATTAGATGCCTCCAAGGAGATGC